CGGTTATCGTAATCGCGCTTGGCTTCATCATAACTAGGGTGGATTTTTACATTACCCTGACTGCCTGGATCCTGACGCCATACGAGCCATGCTTCGTTGACGCGAGAAAAGTCCAATTTGGTTTGAGACTTACCATCATTGAACTCATAGGTTTCAGCTTTAGGTTTTATCATAGCGGCTCCTTTCTGTGAGTGTTGCTATAATTATAAAGTAAAACAAGGGACAGTAAATGATAACTCTTTTACTGTCCCTTTATATCACCGATCCCTGAGGTAATATTTGATGAGGTATTTAATGACGTTAGGGTAAGTGACATCCATACCTGTCTCTTCCTCTAACAGCTCACGTATAGCGTGCAAATCGTGGAGCGTCTCGCGTCCAGAAAGATGCACCATAGTAGGGACGTCCTTATATTGGGCTGACCCTTTAGGACGTCCTTGCTTTTTTGGTTTAGTAGTCACGTAAAAACCGTTTGAGGCCAAACAAGTGTGACTCCTCAGCCACTATTGTTGAGTACTCACAAGTAACTATGTCGTCATCATTATTAGTATTAGTAATGGTGACGTGCGTTTGGTTCTCAAAACCAACAATACTTATTTGCCTCAAATCATCAAGGCAACACAACACCTTGTCATCAGTGACCTCAAGGTGTGTTGGCTGTATTGCATGATGGTCAACCCATCCGTCCAATACGGCATCGTTAGTTTGCTTAAAGTAGTTCATCATGAGAGGTCCTTTCTTTGACCGTTGCTATAGTTATATAGTGCCATATATGAGCCATAATGATAAGTCTTTAATTATCACCCTCATCATGATCAATCATTATATTTCCCTCAGTAACAACTGCCAAAGCAGGGAACTCCTCTTGTATCCTTTTTATTTCTCGCATTACTTCATCACGGTTCATCTGATCAATTTTACCATGGAGGATTTCTTTGCGGTCAATATAAAGCCCAGCCGCTTGACCTCGTGATTTTTCAGCAGCGACAGCCGCCGCAAAATTTCCTCCTGTCATCGCGGCATCACGTATCTCAGCCAGCTTTTTAACGTGACCCTCAAAACTTACCTCATATTTACGTGCCAACTCTTGTTTTAATTCACGAATCCTCTCAACGACGTGGGGGTAACGCTGACCGTTGAGTAATTGCGAGGCAATAGCATGGGCTGACTTCTCGGAATATCCAGCACGAAGAGCTGCCTCAGTTTGTGAAATATCCTCACAAACATACAATCGTGCAAATTCCTCTTGCTTTGGAGTGATGGATTTTTCTTTACGTGGATTTGCGACGACATCAAGTGTGGGTTTATGAGTTGCTTTTGCTAGAGCCATTTACTGCCCTCTCCTCCTACGTGATGGGATACTTTGCATAATAGGACCAAAAACGAATTATGTTAAATTCAAATTTATCACAGATGAGACCGCGCGGACGGAAATACTACATTGAGATATTGGATCAATCATCGTAATTCATATGCTAACTCATTGAAGATATGTGTATACTGAGATATTGTATATTATCAAATCATAAAAACCAAATTTACTCCCATCCATATTTACCTCCTATATAGCAAACTAATCAGAAACCTTGGTAATTAGTCATTATTTTGGGGGGTACTTACCTACCACCCACTACGCTAGAGGCAGTCGAGCGGCGTCTGAGCGGCGTCTTTTTTTACTCAGGAACCATGTTTATTAGTAAAAAGACCCCCAACCATTACTGATTGGGGGTAGGTTCTCATAAGGGAGGATATCTTACATGAGTAAAGTATGATAACACATTTATCAAGAATAACCATACTAAACTTAACGGAGGTGCGGAACCTTATCCAGTCTTAAATACTTGACTGCACTGTTCTTCTTCAACCCTACGACGTAAGATCTCACGCGCTTTAGCTACTCCCCTAGGAGTAATATGCCAGAGTCCAGGTTTAGAGTGACCAATCCTGCGTAACTCACCTTTAGCTTCAATATTAACTATCGTTTTATACACATCTTCTACTTCAATATCCCTGAAGTCGGCGACCGATAGAGTAGCATTAGTCTCAAAAAACCGTACGAGTATTTGAGCAGTCCCACTATTAGTAAAGATTTTACCACGCGGTTTAACCCTGACTGCTTTAACAGTCGCAGGAGCAGTAGGCATCGCAGTTACATTAGGACTCGGAGGATTTACCATCCCCTGTTTAATCATCCAACGTACTTGCATACCGATACTACGGCACTCAGCCTCAGCTACAGTTTTAAGTAGATTATAAGTTTCAATATCAAGCGAGATCGATTTGTAGTTTTCTGGATCGGCCATGTTTTTTAGTCCTTTCTTCGGCTATCGCTACCTCTCTAGCCTTGGTAGCTATCATGCTTTCTAGGATAGACCTAGCTTCTGGACTGCGGAAACAGATAGTAGCTAGGGTATAAGAGAGTGACCGCATGTGCGGTCATCCCCATATTTTGCTTTATCACCTCTTTCAAGGTAGTGCTGGTGTTCATCAAGGCGTATAAAATAACTCACCGCACTTCTCACATCAGCGTAACGTGTCATTACTCAACCTCTACAGTAAAACGTAGCTCACGTACACGGTCGCCAATATCACTTTCACGCACCCACTCATCAGGGTCGTAATCATTAGTGCTAATAGTTGAATCAAACAGCTCTTGGACTTGGTGTTCAACTTCAATCATACGCACATACATATCATCAACTGTTTTACCAGCCGCTGTCATATTCTCTTGGCCTACACGTAGAGCTTTCACCTCTTCTTGCAAACCATAAAGCAGAGTCATAATATGTTGCATATCAGCACCAAGGTTCTCAAACCTACTACGCACATCACTCATACGTTGAGCTTGTACTTGTATCTGCTCATGTAAAGGATGCTTAGTAGAATCAAACTCATCACGGGCAGCGATATCTGTGCATACAGCATTATCTACCTCGCTGCTCTCAGGCACAGCAGTAGCAGTACCAGACACATCAGATATAACAGCATTATTTTCAACTTTCTCAGTCATAACCTACTCCTTTCTTGAGTGGTTGGTTAGGTGTAGCAGACAAGAGGTAGTCCATAGGAGACTGCCCCTTGCCTATTATTAATATACCACAGGATATGCCAAGATTGCACTCTTGGTATAATTTATTTTATCCTAAAACCTCGGCTCATCTTTCCAGTACAGATTACCATATTCATCAACTACACAATCACGATCGGGGTCTAACTCTACTTCGCCAAATCCTCCACATTCATCACACTCATCGTAGTAACCCTCTAAATACCCACCGCGCTCGTAATCAATAACGGGACGTTCATATTCAACACGCCCCTCACCCCCACATTGAGGGCAAGGGATATGTGTAACATCGTTATCCACAGGTACGAGGTTAGACATCATTTACATGCCTATCATGTTTAAGATCAGATTGGAACTCGCTGTAATCACTAAAAATGTTACGACTATTTCCATAACGCTGTGTCTCCTTTCTAGAGAGTTTCATATAATGATTTAACCAACAATGAGAACAAAGTAAGAGAATACCTTCTCTTACTTTTGCTTCATCACCACATTTATCACACCTCGGGTTTTGCATCTCTAAAAACTGGTTTGAATGCTTTATTAATCGACCTCAATAATTCTGCTTCAATGATAAAACAATCAACATCTATTTTATCTGCTCCAAGATTATACATACCACGTCTAAATTCTTCTTCAGTAATATTAGCTTCGCAGTAATTTTCTTGCAACTTTTCAAGCTCGTTCATCCATAACTCTTTTACTTTACCCATTACTCCCCCTCTCAAGAACTTTAATTATTGTTTCAATGCGCTCTAACATTGTTAAATCAGTATTGTATTTATCAACCTTAGAACAATGCGATAAGGCATCAGGCAGACATTCTACCTGATGCTTTAAATCGTAAGCAATAGTAAGGACTTCATCCATTTTTTATAAACCAACTAAGATCTGTTTGAGTTTGGTACTCACCATCATCGTTTAAGTGGCACTCATAAACTACAGCCACTAAATCCTGTGGATACTCTGGCGCTTCATCTGGGTACTTTTCTTGAATGCTAGTGTCTAGCCAAATGCAGATGTCAAACATTCTGTCGCCAACTTGTACGCCTACCCAATCCATGTCATCATCGAGATGCTCATACCAAGCATTCCCTTGACAGCGGTAATCTTCAAAACGTAAATGCGCCTCAA